GGACAGAAGTGTTTGAATATCTGATACTCTGACACTTTTGTAAGTATCGTATCCTTGTCTAGTGTCTCGGTGCTCTTTCTCGAATGTATCATGGTGTAGTAGGGCCGGACCTACAAATATAGACCCGGCCCCCTAACATCACGTCCAGAGATCCTCAGTAGTCTCCTTAGGAGCTTCTGTTGTCTCTGTAGGTGTCACCAAGTCAGGCGAGTACAGTCCGAGCTTCAAGTCAGAGTTGTAATCTGCATTGAATGTACCATACTCGTCGTTCAACGACTTGACAAACAGCTGGTCACGCTGTGGCTTGAGGCGGCCAAAGTGTCTGGTGTAAACAGCCTGATACTTCTCATCCTTAACACCCATCATGAGACGAACCTTGTTGTCCTTGAGAGCTGTGACCAAAGTCTTGAGCTCTTCAACATTGCCTTTCATGATTTCGTCAATGGTTTCGAAAGAACACTCACCATCGTTAGGGATGTTAGCCCATGCCTTGATGAAGCTGATCAATGTCTCCTCACCAGGGTAAGTGCGACGCACACCCTCTTTCTTGAACCAGTCAGGAGCAGTGTCTGGCTTAGTAGCCCATGTCACCTGACCATACTTGTTGGTGATTTGGAACTTACCAGTAGAAGACTCCTTTCTATGCTCATTGCCAATGAGTATGTCAAACTTCGTAGTAAAGTTGAACTCCTCGTTGTGAATCCAGAACACCAGCTTACCAGTCTTGTCTCCCATAGAGACTTCGTAGTTAGGCTCAGTGCGCATGTTGACACCCACAGATGCCAGTTCGCCAAGGTTAGGGTTGACGGCAATCACACGTACAGGTGCGATGCCAGAGTACAGGGGTATGCCCCCACCTGCGACTTGTACGTCGGAGGAATTAGATTGAATAGCCATCAGTAATTGTTTTCTGAGGTGTTGTCTTGAACTTCTTGAATGCTCTGATCGAGAGTAACTTGCGTAGCTGCAGTGTCGTCGATGAGCTGAACGCGCATCACTCTCTGCCTCTTCACACGAATACCCTTCAGCTTTGGGTGGGAGAAGATCTCCTTAGCCTCAGCAATTGTAAGTCCGTACTTCTTACGGATATCATCACGGCTCATCCCCTCATCCTTGATGTGGCTCACGAGCTGTGAAATAGTCAACACCTGCGGTGTCTCCTCTTGTGTCACTTCTGTTGTGACATCTACTTGTGCGTCAATAGACATGTCGTTGTGTTTAATCGATGAAAATTTTCTTCCAGTCCAGCTCTGCATCCATTCCTCTAAGATGTTCGCAGCGTGAACCAGCGGTATCATCATTCGACGAATCGAATGAGATTTTTGTAGTGTTGTCACCACGGTATACATACCCAATGGCATCAGCATTGGCGCATGTAATTTCACGAAGCTTGCCGGACAGTGACAAGTCATTCGCTTTGACTTCTTTGCCGTTCTTCGTCAGGTACTTGTCCTTCAGGTGACCAACAAAGATGACGTGGTCTGCAAGCTTAGACAGATTGAAGAACCACTTCATAAAAGCCTTACGAAGGTAGAGGTAGCCAGCACCCTGAGGCAGAGTAAGGACAGATAGCCCCTTGTTCTGGGGGTCAAAGTTCTTACCCATTGGGGTAGCCTGGTACAACTTCTTTGCCTCCTCCTCACACCACACTTCCAGTTGTGTGATGGTGTCGATGGCAATGTACTTGTAAGGTTTCTTCTCACCCATAATAGCTTTCCCAACCTCAGCCAACTCGGTGAGAGAGGCGACTTTTATCTTGAGTGCGTCCACCATATCTGACCCGTCCTCCAGGTCAATGATGAGACAATTCTCAAGCTGTGCGAGAGCTGTGGTCTTACCGATCTTCGGTGGACCATAGATAATCATGTTCTTTGGTGATTTGCGGGCAGCTTTAATCACCTTTTTAGGTAGTGTAAGTTCACTCATTTCTTTACTAGATAAGGGCATTTTCCTGCTTCGATTACAACCCTCTTGCCTTCAGGCATGGGACAAGGGTAGTATCCAGACAGTATGAGGTAAGAACCATTTTCATTAAGCGTTGCTTTGTAGAAAACCTTCCTGTAGCCATTGGTTATTAGAAAATACTTGAGTTTACCGACAGTTACAGTTTTAACTACTTTCGTTTCTTTCATTGATAGTGAATGTTGATAGATCAGTTTCGAATGGTATCATACCCAGCAAACCGTCACGGTTCTTCTCCACATGGACTGCCAAGAGTCCTTCTGGTTCTTCGCCGCAGTACTTATCTGTAATCCCATACAGGTCAAAGGGACGCTGCAACATCATAACGACATGTGCATCCTGACCAATAGAGTCACCACCGAATAAGTCTGTCAAGAGGGGCTGGTATTGATTCTTTGCACGGAACTCTTGCTCGATGTTACGATTCAACTGGGACAGCAGTATCGTAATGCAAGACATCCGTGCGTGCATCCACATGCATGCCTTCGACAAAACATTGAGTCGTTGCAATTCTGTGTCAGCTTTGCCTTTTACAAGGCGGGAGTGATCGATGAGGTTGATAACGGTAGTTCCAGGGTACCGTATAAATACATCCTCATTGATCTTTTTCACTCTCTCCATATCCTGTGGAATAGAGCAAAAGAAGATTGGGTATTCTTTGTACTTCTGTACCATACCCTCGTAAGTCTTGAACTTGTCCTCACTGAGGCGTTGTTCAACAGACAGCAGTTCGAATGTCTGCATCTTGGTGTCCTTAGAGCCTGCACGAAGTATCTGTTGATACCCAGGCATCTCGAATGTCCAGTACAAGACAACTACATCCTTGCTGTTGTTTTGATCGAGTACGTCAAAGATCATCTGGTTTGAGAAAGCGGACTTTCCTACACCAGGACGACCAGCAATGACGTACATCTTACCCGGCTGCAATCCACCCATCAGGTTTCTGTTGAGCCTTGGCCATTTCGTAGGGAACACTGTACGATTACCGTACATGCTCGTGCGGACTTCAGCAATTGACTTGTTGACGTCCTGTGAAATGTGCTTTAGCTCCTTGATACCTGTCAGGTCATAGCTTGCGAGTGATGCGGGAGTTTGATTCTGATGATTCATTTTCTAGGTCTTCGTACTGCTCCCATGTATGATTGTTAACCCACGTCTGCAGCATCTGCATGAAACCAAGAGAGTCGTTCGCTCTGCGAAAGTCTAACTCGTTCTTCAGACACTTGATAACGTGCCTATGTCTAGCTGAGTCAGACTTCACGTAACGTTCGTACGCTTTCTTGGCTTTTGCATTTGACCTAGCATTGGCGTCCTTAGCCCTCAGTATGCGTAAACTACCTTTAGTGAACACTTTGAGGGGAAAGTGGGAGAGAAGCTCAGACCACATTTGATCAAACGGTACTTGGAACATATCCAAGAATGATTGACGTATTGTGTGGTCTTGCAGCTCCTCCCCCAACTTAAGTAGGCCTTTGGTTTGCAAGGCTTCTGGATCTAGATTGAGCGTTAGCCCTTCTAGACAATCATAACTTTTGGCATGCAAGAGATACAAATATAAGAAATCATCAGCACTTATTCCAAACTTCTTTAGAACTTCTGTATTGATCTCTACAAGCATTACAATTATTTAAATACCATAGTTATCTCTACGTCCCCAACCTTGAACGACACCTGCTTCACGTTGCCTGCATCGTAGTCCATGACCTCAACAGTCTTAGCTGTCTTAGCAGGTGTGGTCTTCGTCTTAGGAGTCTTAGTCTCGTTGGTCATGGTGTCGGTCTTGTAGTCATAGCCCTTGCGCTTGAGCTCGTAGCATTTTGCTCTAACACCTGCGGGAGAGATAGAGTCAAACTTGTCACCAAACTTCTTGATGAGCTTGCTAGCCGCTATGTCTGCGCATGTGTCGACGTCAATGCCTTTGTCACGAGATTTGAAAAATGCCCTCGACATAACGGGCCACATGTCGGGTGTGTACTTAATTTTTGAGTTAGCCATTAGAATAAATTTGTGAGTGATGTCACTCGTTGAACATTGTGTAAAGTCTTAGTTGCTTGGTCCATCCACTTCTCCTCCTGTGAGTCAGCGACGTAGAGTATGTACACTCTACCACGCTTACCCTTCTGGAATCGAATGAGGCGACCAACACGTTGAATCATAGGTAGGGATTTGCTCTCCAGGCCAGCAATGATACCCACACCTACATCAGGAACGTCGAAGCCTTGATTCAAAGCCTTGGTGCTGCATAGAACTGCACCAGCTGTAGCCTTGAAGTCTTCAAGTGTTTCTTCGCGTTTCTTTTTAGTCTTGCCAGAGTGATACACAAGCCCGTCCAGTTCCTCTGCCATCATGTTTGTAAACTCGTTCGTACCCGAGAACGTAAGGATTTTCTGTTTACTATGATGTTCTGCAATCTGCTTTGCCAAGCTGAGTTTGTTCTCAGCGTGCTGCACGACAGCTTTGCGCTGTCTGATTGAGTTAAAGAACTGAGCCGCAGCTCCTTTATCACCTGGTCCCCCACGGAGTATGCGATTAGCCTCGTTGAAAGCATCGAACCCACCCAGTCTGTATTTACACTGTATGAATAGGTTGTTTGCTTTCTTGTAGGCTTGTCGCTCTACATCCGTGAGTTCTACAGGAATACAATAGATGTCGTAGGGAGCAACAAGCCCCTTAGCCACACACTGATCAATTGTGATCGTGTAGACTGTAGGGGCAAGCTGCTTCAACAACTGTTTGTATTCGTCTTCTTCAGGCAGAGTAGCAGTCATGCATAGGATCTTGTCGTAGGTATTCCCATCAAAGAATTTCCTGTAAACAGGTGACAAGCCGAGGTGAACCTCGTCACACACAACAATCTCATAGTGATTGTCTTGTAGCTTGTGTGCCGATGCATAACATACTATCTCTACCCTAGATAGGATTGCTACTTTACCCCACTTCTTGAACTCTTCTTTGAATTATTCTTGAAGTTGTACCGTAGGTACGAGTACAATAGCTCTCCCACCATTCTCAAGAGCGTGAGCAACAGCCAACACACCACACCGGCTTTTCCCAAAACCAGTACCAGCAATAATGCTCCCGCAATATCCTGCCTTATGCCAAGCGTTGAGTGCATTGCTCTGCTCTTTTGATTTAATCTCGATAGTCTTCTGGGTCATGATTTCCTTCATACTCCATGATCTCCTCAGATAAGTGGTCGATCATGTCATTGTCGGCTTTGACTATCTCAATTTTCAGATCCTGAATCTCCACGCTGGGATGTTCAGGAGGCGTGTTGTAGTCACCGTAACTACCACCATAGAGGTGGTAATCAACTGTCAGCTTCAAGATGCCTATGTCTGAGTCTATTTCCGTTGTCCATTGTTTGCTCATAGCTCATTTGATTGTATTTGATAATGAGATTAACTAGCTGCCTTCGCATGCTTTTTTGTTCCTTCTCGATCAGAGTGACTCTTGATTCGAGGGTGTTTAATGTAGATTGATCCATGTCATTGTGCGTGTTTCCAATGGAAATCATGTCCATTGAGTTTAAGAATCTGTCTAGCTTTCTGCCGTGCGGCTCCGAATGAAAGCTTGAATTGTTTGTCAATCTGAAGCAATTCTTTTGCTCGTTTGACACCGTAGACTACAGTGGAATGGTCTCGTCCCCCTGTATAGTCTCCTATTATCCTGCATGTGAAGTAGTACAGATCTTCACGGCACAGGTAATAGAACATTTTGCGAGCGTCTACAACTTCTCTGTCTCTGAGAGGAGACTTGAAGTCCTCCATTGTTACGTCCATTTCGTAACAACAGGCACGTGCTATGATATCCATCTGGTCAACAGATGGCTTCACGTTTTCTCTGACGCTGCGTTTTCCCTCCTTAGTCAGACCCGCGTACAGAAACGGGTGACATTTTTCTTTAGTACGATACTTCATGTAATGTGTTTTGTGCGCCCTGCCGGACTTGAACCAGCGACCGGATGATTATGAGTCATCTGCTCTAACCACTGAGCTAAGGGCGCGAAAAAGGGGGCAGACAACGTTTTGCCATGCCCCCTGTCAACCTGATGAACACGTGTAGCATATCGCTCACATGCGTACCTCGAGCGGGACTCGAACCCACAACCTACAGCTTAGAAGGCTGTTGCACTATCCAGTTGTGCTATCGAGGCATATAGTCAGACAGTTGGGGGAACCCAACGACCTGACTTGTCCCAATACCCATGATAGTCATTGATATTGGTTTCGAACTTAAAGACTGTCAATGGCTTCTCATCTGCTTTGAGTCTCTTGCGATTCTCTTTGTGCATAGGCCTGAAGTGTGCTAGGCTACGCACCAGGTTTGTACGAAGCGCTGCATGTACTGTGTTGTATGTGATGTCATAGTAATCCCCAACTTCTCTGAGTGTATACCCAGACAAGTACATACGAAAGTAATCACGAAGCTCATTGACACTGTGTGCCCAAGCCCTTGCACCTTTTACAACTACGATTTGTTCCATCTCACCAGACAAAGTGATGAGCTTTGTCTTGTCAATCTTCATGCAGCTGAGTTTCTATGCACTGTTCCAAAGCAGCAACAGCATCGTTGATGAAGATATTGAGACTGTCATCTTGCATGTTCACACTCAGAACCTTGTCAAGCTCACGCTGCAGCCCACTGATGTGATGCTTTAGCTTGTGCTTGAACCTGGTTTCACCCTGTGTCTCATCCAACAGCTCTTGCAAGAGCATAGATGTGACGAAGAGTTTGACTTCGAGCTGACGTATAGTCTTGCTACCAATCTTGATGTCCATTAGTCTACTCTTGCTGCCAGCAGTGCTGAGTTGTAGTCGTGGTTTCCGTGAATGACGTGATGATGAAAAGCATGTACATCAATCAACATCAGACCATCGTCTGACTG